TAATGCCAAATAAAAGACACAATAAACAAGTCCCTGGATATATGAAGGGTGGACGTGTTAAGAAAATGGGTGGCGGTATGATGCAAAGAAGACCGTTAGCCAAAGGTACTAAACCAAAAAATGGTAATGGTAAGAAAAAAGCTTTTGGAATGTTATCTGTAAAAGCAGGGATAGATAAAAACCCTAAACCTACACAAGCAGATAGAATTGCTGGAGCTAAAATGAAAAATAAAAATAAGAAGGCGTAATGGCTGGAAAAGGTTTATACGCAAACATCCACGCTAAAAGAAAACGTGGTGGTAAAATGAGAAAAAAAGGTGCCAAAGGTGCACCAAAAGCAAAAGACTTTAAAAGAGCAGCTCAAACAGCAAGGAAAAAATAATGGCAAAACTTTGTCCAAGAGGAAAAGCAGCAGCTAAAAGAAAATTTAAAGTATACCCAAGCGCGTATGCTAATATGTATGCTTCTGCAGTTTGTTCTGGCAAAGTTACACCAGGTGGTAAAAAGAAGGCCAAAAAAGCCATGGGTGGTTCTGCAATGCCAAGAGAAATGTATTCTACGGGTGGTAGTGTTAGAAAAATTGCTAAAGCTTGTGGAGCAGTAATGAATGATAGGAGAAAGAAAACTCTATACACATAATGGCTAAAAAAGGATTAAGATCATGGGTCAAGGAAAATTGGGTCGATATTGCAAACAAAAAATCGGATGGCTCATACCCGAAGTGTGGTCGAAGTGGTGGAGAAAAAAGAAAAAATTATCCAAAATGCGTGCCTATTGCGAAAGCAAGAGCGATGTCCAAAGGGCAACGTGCGGGTGCCGTAAAAAGAAAACAAGCAGTAGCTAATACTGGACCTAAACCATCTAGAGCAGCTACGTTTGCAAAGAAAAGAAAAAGTATGAGTATGGGAGGATTAGTATGAGAAGACAGGATAGAATGCCTGCAAGAAATAAAAAGAACTTTAGACCTACAAAGTCTGGAGCAGGAATGACTCGAGCCGGTGTCAAAGCCTATAGAAGATTAAATCCCGGTTCAAAACTAAAAACAGCCGTGACTGGAAAAGTGAAGCCAGGATCAAAAGCTGCCAAACGCAGAAAATCATACTGCGCAAGATCACTAGGGCAACTAAAAAGAGCATCAGCAAAAACTCGTAACGATCCAAATTCTCGTATCCGTCAGGCACGAAGAAGATGGAAATGTTAAATTTAAAACTTACAGACGACATAAGAAAATACGCAAACAATCAGATTAAAATTAAAAACTTTGGTCGAAGAGCTGCAGGATTTAATGGTAATCGTGAACAACAATACACAGGCATTGTTGGTGAGTGTATGATTTATAAAGCGCTTGGAAAAGATTTACCAACTTACGATAGTGGTTTTTCTTTAGAAGATTTAAAATTAAATAATAAAAAAATAGACATAAAAACTATGACAAGAACTGTAGATATGAGAGATTTTTATGTGCATAATTTTGTGGGTTATCAAAAAGACATGGCTAATGATATTATTCTTGCAATTAGCATTAATAAAAAAACGGGTAATGTTCAAATATGTGGATGGCTACCAAAAGAAGAATTTTTAAACAAGGCTTCTTTTTTTGAAAAAGGTAGTGTCAGAGAAAGATCGAATGGCACTAGATTTACAACAGGGGCACCATTATATGAATTAGAGAATAATAAATTAAATCAAATAAACTCGGTTGAAGATTTAAAAAACGTAGGAGTATAAATGTTAGAAGCACTTAAAAAACAATATGAAGCAGATATAGCAAAAGCTGAAGCTACTATTAAAATATATATCAACAGTTCAGTCGGTATCGGTGAACATCCACAACATCTTGAGGAAATAGATAAATTAATCGCTAAAATAGCTGAAGCTAAAGATAAATTAGAGGCAATAGAACCATTAATTAAAAAATAGAAAGGTAAATATGCAATTAGAAATCGTTATAAATAAGTTAATCAAATACTTAAACAGAAGAGCCGAGCAACTTTCTTTGGCTGTAACCACTGGTGGTATTGACACTATGGAAAAATATAACTATATAATAGGACAAATAACTGCCCTAGAGGCAACTAAACAGGAACTCTCTAACCTGCTAGAAGATAAGGAGCAAAATGAAGGAACAGTCATCGACATCAAAAATCCATCTACCAAATAAAGAGCTGGTAGGGGTCAAAAAAGAAAAAGATTTATCAAAAGAAGATTCACATAAACTACCACAACCAACTGGTTGGAGGTTGTTAGTTTTACCTTTTAAAATGAAAGGCAAAACTAAAGGCGGTCTATTAATGGCCGAATCAACTTTAGAGAGACAACAAGTTGCATCTCAATGTGGTTTAGTTTTAAGAATGGGTCCAGATTGTTACAAGGACAAAGAGCGTTATGCTGATGGTCCTTGGTGCAAAGAAGGGGATTGGGTAATGTTTGCCCGATATGCTGGATCAAGAATAAAGATAGAAGGTGGAGAAATACGTCTGCTAAATGACGACGAAGTTTTAGCAACCATCAAGAATCCTGAGGATATCTTGCATGAATATTAATCATAGAAGGAGTAAACTATGCCAAAAGAAGAAAAAACAGTAGATATTGATACATCAGGCGAAGGCGCTGAAATTAATATTGAAGAACAAAAAGACGAGTCGGTAGTAGATACCGAAGCGCCGAAACAAGAAACAGGAGAGAAAGTTGAACAAACAGGACTACCAGTAATAAATGAAGAAAAAGCTGAAACGCCTGTAGAAGAAAAGAAAGAAGAAGTAAAAGACGACAACAAACTTGAAGAGTATAGCAAAGGTGTTCAGTCTAGAATTGCAAAACTTACACGTAAAATGCGTGAAGCCGAAAGGCAAAGAGATGCAGCTACTGAATATGCTAGATCAGTTGAAGAAAAAAGAAAAGCTTTGGAAACAAGGTTTGAAAAAACTGACGCTGATTATCTCAAAAAGTTTGAGACAAGCATTAGCACTGGTTTAGAAGCAGCGCAAAAAGAACTTGCTGCAGCTATTGAAGCTGGTGATGCTAAAGCTCAAGTCGAGGCTAATAAGAGAATCGCAACTCTTGCTTTTGAAAACGCTAAGTTATCACAAAGAAAAGAAGCAAGATCGGAGAGACCTATTACTAAACCTGCTGATGTACAAACACCATCACAGCCAGTAACACAGGTAGAACCTAGCGATCCTAAAGCTGAAGGCTGGGCGTCTAAAAATACATGGTTTGGACAAGATAGAGCCATGACATATACAGCGTTCGAAATTCATAAGGATTTAGTGGACAAAGAAGGTTTTGACCCTAATTCTGATGAATATTATGCAGAAGTTGATAAAAGAATCCGTGTTGACTTTCCGCATAAATTTGCTAAAACAGATGTTAAGCAAACGGCCCAACCCGTTCAGACGGTTGCTTCCGCTAAGAGAAGCGTCAAACCAGGCCGCAAAACTGTGAAGCTCACATCCTCACAGGTAGCAATCGCTAAAAAATTAGGTGTGCCACTCGAAGAGTACGCAAAACAATTAAAAAACACGGGAGGAGCGTAATATGAAAAAAGAAGATAAAACATCTCGTGCGAATCAAACACGGTCAAAATCTGAAAGACCAAAAGTGTGGGTTCCACCATCATCTCTAGATGCACCCCCTGCGCCTGATGGATTCAGGTACAGATGGATCAGAGCTGAAGTAGTCGGCTTTCAAGATACGAAAAACATAACGTCTCGAATTAGAGAAGGTTATGAATTAGTTCGTGCCGAAGAAGTTGAAAACTCATCTGATTATCCTGTCATCGAAGATGGCAGATACAAGGGAGTGATTGGGGTTGGAGGCCTTCTTCTTGCGAAGGTACCTGTCGAGATCGCGGAGCAAAGACAAGCTTACATGACTAAAAGACATGCAGAGCGAAGTGATGCAGTAGAAAACGATCTTATGAAGGAGCAGGATAAGAGAATGCCAATCAATGTTGAAAGGCAATCTCGTGTAACCTTCGGTGGTACAAAGAAATCCTAACAAGGAATTCTCGGGTTAATCCCTATCATCGATTAACAATAAACCGTCTGTAGAAATATAGGCAAAAGGAGAACAAACTATGGCAAACGAGTCAACAACAGGTTTTGGTTTGAGACAAGCTATGAGATTGGGGAATACTCCCGCAATCGGTGGCCAGTCCAAATACAAAATTAAAACGGCTCCAGGCGTAGGTATCTTTAAAAATAACCCAATATCACTTCAAGATGGAAGTGGTGACCAAGGTTATGTACAAGATGCCAGTTTCTCTACTACTGACGACACAGGTGCAGGTGGTGTTGATTACACTACAGCAACTGAAGCGTTATTAATTGGTGTATTTAACGGTGCTTTCTACATAGATAGTACTACAAAGAAACCAACTTTCGCTAACTCGGTAGCAGCGTCACAAGCGTTTGGAACAAATCCAAATACTGGATCAACTGATGGCTTTGCATTTGTTAACGACGACCCTATACAGGAATACACTGTAAAAGCGGATGCGGCGGTAACACAAAGTATGATTGGTCAAGTTGGAAACATAAATGACTTCTCCGCTACGGATGCTAAAGATGGTCAATCCACAGCAACACTAGACGTCGGCTCACTAGCTGAAACAAAAATGTTCAGAGTAGTAAGAGTTGCAGAAGATCCTAAAAACGAGGATGCTACTGCAGCAGGATGCAACGTTATAGCTGTTATGAATGGTGCGGCTAACCTTTTCATCAATGGTAGAGATAGCTAATAGGTCAATAGGAGATAAATAAATATGGCAATATCACGATCACAACTAGTTAAAGAACTAGAGCCAGGTTTAAATGCACTATTTGGCCTGGAGTACAAAAGGTATGAAAATCAGCATGCTGAAATTTATACCGCTGAAAACAGTGACAGAGCTTTTGAAGAAGAAGTAATGTTATCTGGATTCGGAAACGCAGCAGTAAAAGCTGAAGGTCAAGGCGTATCATTCGATGATGCACAAGAGACTTTCACAGCTAGATACTCACATGAGACCGTAGCTTTAGCATTTGCTATCACGGAAGAAGCTATCGAAGATAACCTCTACGATAGACTAGCTTCTAGATACACAAAAGCTTTAGCAAGATCTATGAGCAATGCGAAACAAGTAAAAGCAGTAGAACCATTAATTAATGGTTTACCTTCTGGTTCATTCCAGTCAGGTGACGGCGTAAGCTTGTTTAACACAACTCACCCTACGATAAATGGTTCTTTCAAGAACACATTATCTACAGCGGCAGATCTTAACGAAACTTCATTAGAGCAGTCTTTAATAGACATCGCTCAGATGACGGACGAAAGAGGTCTTAAAGTTGCAGCAAGAGGAGTAAAAATGATTATTCCTTCTGAGCTTCAGTTTACAGCAGAGAGATTGATGAAATCTCAAGGCAGAACTGGAACAGCTGACAATGATATAAATGCAATCGTATCAATGGGGATGATTCCTCAAGGTTATAGAGTGAACAACTACTTAACTGATACAGACGCGTTCTACATCATTACAGACGTACCTAACGGTATGAAAATGTTCACAAGAGCTCCATTAACAACTGCAATGGAAGGTGATTTCGATACTGGAAACGTAAGATACAAAGCTAGAGAAAGATACTCATTTGGAGTATCAGACCCTAGAGGTATTTTCGCGTCCCCTGGTGCGTAATAACTAATCTTGAAGGGGGCGAGCAATCGCCCCCTTTTTTCTTGCAAAAAGGTGAAAATAATGAAGGAATTTCAAGTCAGAATATATGCTTATGGGTACCGTACTAAATTTAATTTTAAGTGCGAAGATTCCGCTGAAGCTATAGAACAATCTATAGTTGACAAATTGGGAGAAAACAGTATAAAGTGGGACACAACGGGATTTTACGATACCCGTAAAAAATGGATTACCTATGAGGAGGTCCACGATGCAAGCACACTTAACAGACCTTTACAAACAAAAAAGGTCCTTGGAGTTGAACTGGGAACAGGAGCATCTGAATGAGGGTAGATATACTCTCAATATGGTTAACATTGATCATAAGATCAGAGAAGTTATAAACCATATTAAACTAGCAGAGGCTCAAAAAGCTCATTTGCAAAATAGAGTTGATGACGCTGCCCCAGAAGTTTCAGTAGCTACTTAATAAAAAGCTACAATCTAAAAACACTACTTTCACTACAGAATCTCTTGCGCTCTATAAAAAAGAAGAGTATAAATTCCTTACTATACAATTATTAAAAGATCATAGACGCGTATAGTCGACGGCCTAGAGACTATGATCTGTAAACTAGGAGGACATAATTATGGCAAAAACTACATTTCAAGGTCCAGTTGTATCCAAAAAAGGATTCTTCAACACAGGACCAGGTAACGTTGTAGACGCAGATTCTAGCGTATCACTTACAGTTGATACACATGCTGGAAGAATCGTACACAATGATGCAGCAGGAGCGGTAACTTACACGTTACCAGCTACTAATGCTAATTCTGATTCTGCAGTTGCAGGACCAGGAGCAGACCTAAACAACCTAAGTAACGTAGGTGCAAAATTTGAAATCTTCAATTCGATTACGAAGACTGGAGATTTAGTTGTACAAGTTGCTAACGCAACTGACGTTATGATCGGTGGAGCATTATTTATTGATGACTCTTCTGATAACGTTGTTGGATTTGAAACAGCTTCAACATCTGATACTATTACTTTAAACGGTACTACTACAGGTGGAGTTACTTTTTCAAAAATTGTCTGTACAGTAATTGCTTCTGGCAAATGGCAAGTTGAGGTAGTTTCAGGATGTACTGGAACACCAGCAACTCCGTTTAGCGCGGCAGTAAGTTAATAGATAAATAAACTCGGGGTGCCTGGTAATGCAGGCACCCTTTAACAGGAGGAAAAATGGCGGATACAGTTTTAAACACAACAGTATTTGATGGATCAAAAAAACTAATCACTCACTTTAACGTAGTGTCTGATGGAACTGGAAGCACAACTAAAATAGTTGATGTTTCTGGTCTTGCTACAAGTCCTGCAGGAAAAACTTGCACGAAAGTTAGACTTAATAAAATAAGTTGTAACGTGTCAGTAACAGCACCTGTGGATGCATTAAGACTTTTATGGGATGCAAGTTCTGATGTTACATTTCAAACTTTAAATGGTGAAATGGCATATGACTATTCTAGTTTTGGTGGTTTAAAAAATACTGAAGCTAGTGGATACACTGGTGATGTTAATATAACATTACCTGCTTGTACAAGTGGAGATTCTGGAACAGTTGTTTGTGAGTGGATTAAAGTCTACGAATAGGAGGTTAGATGGCAAATACTACCTCGGGCACAACTACATTCGATAAAACTTTTGCTATTGATGAAATAGTAGAAGAAGCACACGAACGTATTGGTTTACAAAACGTTGCTGGATATCAATTAAAATCAGCTAGAAGATCTTTAAATGTTCTGTTTCAAGAATGGGGCAATAGAGGTATTCATTACTGGGAAATTGGATCAACTAATATTGATTTGATTGAAGGCCAAGCTGAGTATAAATTTTTTAGATCATCTGATGATGGTACAAGTGCGACTACAACTTCACCAGCAAGTGTTTATGGAATGTCAGATGT